TCACTTCCTGTTAGCAGATGCGTTAGCAATCGAGTTTGCGGATTTCCCCTTATCATTATTTCCATATAACGACTTTTGTATACTTGTTGCGGCGATTTTTTGAATACCGGGGATAACATGTGAATAAGTATCTAAAGTCGTTTGGATGGAACGATGCCCTAAACGCTCTTGTACAACTTTTGGATGTACCCCAGATTTTAATAATAATGTGGCGTGCGTATGTCGTAATCCATGAAAACTAATCTTTTTCACGCTACTTCTCTCTAGTGTACGATTAAAAACAGTCCTTAAATACGTCGGCCGGATATACCCTCCGGTTGACGTTGCGCACACTAAATCAAGGTCCTCATAGTCACCACCGCAGCTTAACCTATCCTTTTGTTGTTGCCGTTTATGTTCTTTTAAAATTTCAATCGTATCATCATCTATTTCAATGGTTCGGTAACTGGTAGAGGTTTTTAATTGAGACGACAAATCCCATTCTCCTTCATCGTCTTTCTTTAATTGATGTGTAACGGAAATAGTATTGTTAGCAAAGTCGACTTTATTCCATTTTAATCCTAAGACTTCACCTCTGCGCATCCCGGTGGCAAGTGATAATAATATCGGCATTGCATGATTCTTGCTTTTTAAATTGCTCATAAAGTCTATCACTTCATCTTCTGACCAATACTCTATCTCTTGCTTATCGACTTTAGGGGGTTCTATATCTTCCATTATTCCCTCTTTGATTCCGTATTTTTTACCTTTTAAAAGAGCACTTGATAAGATACGATAAATATGTTTTTTACTTCGTTGAGACAGTTCTTTATCATTAACTTCATCGATAAACGATTCAATGTGATAACTTTCCAACTTACTTATTTTCCACCGCCCCAAACCAGGAATAATATGCTTTCTCATATACGATTCATAATGTTCATATGTTCCTGGGGCAACGGTGCTCTTTTTTCTATCTAACCATTGGTTAAAATATTCTTCCATCGTCATATTTGCCGGGTCTGTATATCCTTTTTTTAACTTACTAATAATTATAGGTAAATCATTTTCCGCATCCTTTTTTCTCTCATAGCCCGAAAACCATTTCTGTTTTCTTTTATTGTTATGATCTCTGCCTATATCAACTACGACGGAATACTTATTACCTCGTTTAATGATATGACCTCTCATTATAAATCATCCTCCTCCAGCATGTATTTAGGAACTTCTTTATAAGCTACAATTTCTCCAACTAATTCACCTTCATCATTAACCCGTATTGAATCATATACAGGTAGCACCACTATTTCTTCCATAGCTTTCTGTTTTCTTTTAGCTTCTAGTGACGTGATTTTCAAAACGATACACTCCTTGTATATTGCTTATTTTCGTACATTTCCAGTCTTCTTAAAGCGAACTCATAATCAACATCAAAATGCTTTATAATATCCTCCGCACAATTAATTTCTAGCTTATCCAACATAAATGTAGGGACACAGAAATGATAGGAGAAATAGTCTGCTTGATACTCCTGTAAGTCTATAAATAATTTATTCATAGCTAATTGGATTCCAACATGCCTGAGGTAATGGCATATTTCATGACCGAACATCATCCATTCACTTCTAATTGTTCCTTTATCTATCACAATTTCCTTTTCTGTTCTGAATGGCCTTTTTCTATAAGAAATCACCACTCCTAATAATTTAGCGATTAAATACATATCCATGTCAGACGGTTTGGTAATTCCGATTTTCGTATAAAGCTCATAAATGTAATCCTCTAGGTGTGAATACAAACAAAAACCCCCCCAGTTTAAGAATGTATGTTCGTTTCGTGGTTATAATAGAAGGCATGCTTGCGCACACCCTCAGTTGATTTATTTAGTTTATTCTCTGTGAAATTCTAGTTCAACTATTAAGTGTTCTTCTTTGAATTCCTCAAATGCTTCATCGAATTTTCTACCCCAGTCATCTCCGAAAACAGCATCATCCCCATCGCCTTCTAAAGAAGGGTCAATTATTGTTAAAGCAAATGCTTCTGGTATATCATATTCTAATGGAAAGTCATCGATAAATTTTGATTTTTGGTTCGCTCGCCAAGCCCCATTTAAATCAAATGATAAACTTGATTCTTCGTTCTCATCTGTTTTAATAAAGAATCTGTTTTTATCAAAATGATAATCTTGGTCAGTATTATTGATAATCTCTCCGAGAATCATCAGCCTTCTTTCGCCTTGCACTTCAGCCTCAGCTATGTTTTCGGTTTCAACGATAGCATAACGCATCAAGAATTCGCCATCTTCATAAGTATTAAAACCTTGTTCATCTGTATCGTCACTGACATAATAACTTTCAATAACATATTCATTCATGCCATCTATTAATACTTTTGCGTTTTCATCTGTTTTATCTGCGAACGCTAATGGGTCATCTGTAGAAACATCCTCTGTTTCTTCCTCTTCTGTCAGTTCGGATTCGTTGTCTTCTGGCTCTTCATTTTCCGCTCCAGCATCTCCGTCCTCGCAAGCTGCTAAAAATATCATCATTCCTACTAATAAAAATAATAACTTCTTCAAACTATCGACCCCTCTATGCATTTTATATCTATAATAATAGCCATTATTTATCTTTCTGGCTTTTTTTGAACTTTATAAACTCATATACATCCTGTAAATCGTCAGCTGTGAGAGACTCCATATCGTGGAACATTAAATCTATGTTAGGGAACTCTGTCACTATCTTATTTCTGTAGTATTCAAATTTACTTTCTTCTGTTTCATGACCTAATAAGTAATCTGTGGAAACGTTATAAAATATTGCTAATTGTATAAGTGTGTCGTAATCAGGTTGACGACTACCCTGTTCGTAATTAGATAATTTACCTCTAGAAAAGCCCAATCTATCTGCGGCTTCGTATTGAGATAACCCTTTTTGTTTACGTAATTTAATTAGTTTATCCTTTAGCATTTTTATCACCCTTATTTCATTATAGAAACAATAAGTTTCCGTTTCTATAAAATAAACAAAAAGTTTCTTAAAAAGCATTGACAGAAACGAAGTGTTTCTGTATAGTTGTATTCATGAAGAAACAAAACGTTTCTGGAAGGAGGTTTTTATCATGGTTAGACACAAGCTAATTGACTGCCGTGGAAACAAAACGCGACAAGATGTTTCTGAAGCCTTAGAAATAACTCCTCAAATGCTTGGCGCTATTGAAAGAGGAGACCGTACACCATCTTTAAAATTAGCTAAACGAATAGCGGATTATTACAAGTTATCAGTAGATGAAATTTTTTTTAATCAAAATGGACACGATTCGTTTCTTGATAAAGAAAAAATCATCTAATACATCAAAACAAACAGTATAGGAGGTTATCTAATGAACCAATTAAAGACAATTGCTAATGAAATGTTGCCTGTATACGAAAATGAAACTGGCGAAAAGTTAGTAAGTGCAAGAGAATTGCACAAACAACTTTTTAGCAGACAAGAATTTACGAATTGGATTAAACGCCGCATTGAAAATTATGGATTCGTAGAAGGTGATGACTTTTTGACAACTTTATCAAAAAGCACTGGTGGCAGACCTTCAACTGAATATTTACTCCTTATTGATACTGCAAAAGAAATTGCGATGGTTGAAAACAATGAACAAGGTCGAGTGATTCGTAAATACTTCATTGAAGTTGAAAAGCGTTCCAGAGCAAAACAGCCACAATCTATTGAAGATTTAATAATTATGCAAGCTAATAGTGTTAAAGAACTGAAGCAAGAAGTTGCGACAACTAAGCAAGAATTAATAACTGTTAAGAATCGTGTTGATAACTGGGACAAGGTTAATCCGGACGGAAACGAACAACAGAAATTAAATAATATGATTCGGAAGTATGCAGCTGATAACGGAATAGCTTTTCCTGAATCTTGGAGACATTTCAGAAAATCATTTAATAACGCTTATAAAACAAATATAAAAGCGCTAATGAAAAATTATCAAACAAAACATGGACTTAAAAGTATCACAGCACCTCAATACCTTTCGATGATAGATAGGTTAGACGATGGTATTAGAGTAGCTGACAAAATGCTTAATAGCCAAACATTTTTAACTACCAGATAAGGATGTGATTTGATGTTATACCACAAAATAACTTCCAATAATGGAACAACCAAGATGGTGGATTTATACGAAGATGAAATATTCACATACTGCCCATCTTGCGGCGTTGAACAAAATGTCGATACCGAGTTACTACAATCAATACTAATTGATGGTGATTTCGGTGGAACAAGTATTTATTGTACAAAATGCGCCATAAAAGGAGTGGTCTAAATGTCCATGGAAGAATCTCTTCGCAAAATCATCCAGGAAGAGAATAAAAAGCACCTGGAAGATATTGAAAGAATGCTCCAATCTCATGGTTATAAAGCACAACCTAAATTTCTGACTGTTGAAGAAACGGCTAAAATTTTAAGGATTGGAAGGACTGCCACTTATGAACTTTGTAGACAGTCCGAACACAATGGCCTGCCGGTCGTTAAAGACGGATATAAAATTCGTATCCCTTATAACGGTCTTATGACCTGGATCGACCAACAGGCTAAACCTACTAAACAAGCAAACTAGAAACCAACTGAGGGTTGTCGGTAATTACATTATAACTCTAACAATCTATGAATACTGGTCTCCCTTTGAACATGTTCACGTCATGAACATTCGGAGGAGGTGAGAAAAATTGAATGTTGAAGAATCACTGAAATTCATGCGTAAAAGGAGAGGATTGAGCCAAGAACAACTTGCTCCCAAGCTGCATATGTCCAGAGTAAATTTATCAAAAATTGAGCGAGGGCTAGTTTCAATTCGAACAGAAGATTATTTCCGATGGGCGAAGGTGACTAATTCGCAAGACGTACTAATAGCGATTGCTTGTAACATCGATTTGACAATTGCAGCTGATCTAATTTCAAATGTCACAGATACGATGCATAGTTTAGGAGCAATAATAATGACAATAGGAGGGATTTTGTGAACAAAAAAAGTGATAGCGGACTTGCTTATATCGGAATTATTTTAGCTGTATTTATTATCATTTCACACATTTAGGAGGGTTTGTATGACGGATATTATCGCAAGATTCGAAATTGAAAAGCAATGTTATATCGATTGTCACTTGAGAGGGATTTCAGCAATTCACCGGGGCGACTATCAAGAAATGGACCTTTGTTTAAAGGATGCGAGGAAGTCACTTATAGCAATGCAAAATTTAGAGATTGAGTACAAGCTGCATAAAGAAATAAAGGATTTGGCTCAATGTGCAACTACAGGAATCGTTTTGCAAAATATTGTTGATTCCATTGAACAAAATCACCAGCAATTCATGAGGTCCCGCATATGAGCAGCGAACGCTTTATCAAATGGTTCTACGGCTTAGGGTTTATAGGAGCAATGACGTTTTTGTATTACATGATGATTAATGTATAGGAGGGAATTGAAATGAATATCAAAGCGGGAGCTTGGCAGTCGCTAAACAGCCGGCAAAAACAGATTGTTTTAAAACTTTGGTCAGAAAAATCTCAAAGAAAGGGTGCTTAATATGAATCAACCAACAGTAACACTGAAAGGTGAGCAATATAAAGTTTTGGTAATTGATTGGTCACGCGATGGCAGTATTAATCACATTGTGGTTGATAAACCAAATGAGCCATTTTCATCGGCTGTGACAGTGATATTTAGAAAAGATACAGACCTAGAAAAATTATTAGAGGAGGGATAAACATGGACCATCCAGCAATTGAAAGGACTCGACGCACTGGATACCCATACAGCGAACGCAGGCAGATGTTTGTAACTGATGGATTGGGAAACGACGTACATTCTGGCGATGAAATACTGGAGTTTGACGGTGAATTTTATCTGGTGGATGAACTATCAGTGGACGCTAGAGAAATATTGGAGAAACATGGTGCAGATTATGTTACGGCAAAATAAAAAACGCCTTGGCAGAGGCGCTTTAAAAATTCTTAACAAATATATTTATGTGCCTATTATACGGCATCTAGGAGGATTAATCAAATGGCTAAAAACACAATCGAAATGAGCCATCAAGAGTGGCTGCAAGAACGAACTAAAGGAATCGGCGGAAGTGATGCCTCTGTCATATTGGGTTTCAATCCTTGGAAATCACCATTTGAGCTATATATGGATAAGACAGGTGGAAGAGTTGAAGAAATAGATAACGAAGCCATCTACTGGGGCAATGCTTTAGAGGATAAAGTAGCTCAACGATTTATGGAATTGACAGGTAAAAAAGTGCGGCGGCGAAACCAGATGTTCCAACACCCTGAATACGATTTTATGATGGCGAACATCGATCGTGACGTAATTGGTGAAAAATCGCTGCTTGAGTGCAAAACAACCAATGCATTTAATGCGGACGCTTGGGAGGGGGAACAAGTCCCGCCGGCCTATATCTGTCAACTGCAACACTATATGGCTGTTCTGGATTATGAGAAAGCATATATAGCTGTTTTGATTGGTGGTCAGAAGTTCGTTTGGAAAGAAGTTGATCGTGATGATGAATTTATCGAATTAATGATTGAGCAAGAGAAGCATTTTTGGGAAGAGCATGTACTCAAAGAAATACCACCAGAAATTGATGGAACAAAATCAGCAAGTGAGTTATTAAACAAAATGTATCCAGAAGATAACGGAGAAACAATCTTGTTGAAATCTGATGATGCTGAAATGCTCATTGAAGCAATTGAGAGCATCAAAGCAGAAGTAAAAGAAAAAGAGTCACTACAAAAAGAGTATGAAAATAAACTAAAACTTATGATGGGAGAGGCCCAGTTAGGGGTAACTCCAAGGTTTGAAGTTAAATTAAAATCCTTTTCACAAAACAGACTGAATAGTAAAGCGTTGAAGAAAGACTTGCCTAAAATTGCTGAAAAGTACACCAATCAAACTACTGGTAGAAGGTTAACTATAAAGCAAATTGAACAGGAGGCTATTTAAATGGCTACAGCAGAGGAAATGAAAAACCAAATGGCAGCAAAGAAAAATAATAGTGGTGCAGTTGCAACGGATAAACCTAAAACTATTGAGGATTATCTAAAGCAAATGGCTCCAGCTATGTCTCAAGCGTTACCTAAACACATGGATGTTGATAGGTTGTTGCGTTTAACAATGACAACAATCCGTACTACACCGGAATTAAAAAAAGCAGATCCAGGGAGTTTGTTAGGCGGTGTAATGCAAGCTGCACAATTAGGTCTTGAGCCGGGTCTTTTAGGTCAATGCTATCTGTTGCCTTTCAAAAACAATAAAAAAGGCATTACAGAGGTCCAATTCATTATTGGATATAAAGGCATGATTGATTTAGCAAGACGATCTGGACACATTCAATCAATTTATGCTCATGCAGTATATGAGAATGATGCCTTCGAATATGAGTTAGGCCTTAATCCAACTTTGAAACACACACCAACAATGGATGAGGATAAAGGGGAGTTTATCGGTTCTTATGCAGTTGCACATTTTAAAGATGGCGGATACCAAATGGAGTTCATGCCAAAGTCAGAGATTGAAAAACGTCGCACGTCTAGTCCCGGAGGTCGCTCTAAATATAGCCCTTGGAACAATTTTTATGAGGAAATGGCAAATAAAACAGTGATTCGTCACATGTGGAAATACCTTCCTATCAGTGTTGAGCTGCAGGAGCAAGTAGCTAACGATGAAGGAACAGCAAGGAGCGTTAAAGATATTACACCAGATGATGATATTTTCATTGATGCCCCAGATTACATTAACGCAGAAGCGACAGAGGGAGTAGAGGAATCCGAAAATAAAGATTTCCCGATTGATGCAAATGCACAATAAATCAAACGTCTTGCTGCCTGCTTGGATATTCGAGCAGGCTCAGGACAAAAGTGAACTAAAGCAACTGATTATCAGATATATGGACAGATACCCAGGCTACACCATTTTAGAAGTAAAAGGCAGATTCGCAATCTGTGAGATACCAAGATAAGGAAAGGTGATCCCTAATGAAAGGTGCATTCCAGACAAGCAGAGAAATTTTCGAAAACCCCATATGGACTGACATACCGAAATTTAGAATCTTCTTCTATATATACGGAAATGCTGTCTTTGCCAAAGAAGGAACAACAGTTGCTGGAATGCATCTGAAAAGGGGGCAGTTCCTTAGATCATATCGAAATTTAAGAGAAGATTTAGCTTATATAGAGAATCGGAGTGTAAAAAAATATTCGCTTGCAGTTATAAAAAGGAAGATTGACTCGTTAGTTAAAGAAAATCGATTGAAAACTGAAGAGTCCGAACTTGGAACACTCTTCACAGTCGTCAATTACGAGATATATCAAGGATTAGACAATTATAAAAAAGAGAACTTGGAACAGCGTTGGAACGCAGGTGGAACAGAGTTGGAACAGGGATGGAACAATAATAAGAATGTAAAGAATGATAAGAATGTAAAGAAAGAAGAAGAGGTGAGCCCGTTCAAACTTTTTGAAGAAAATATCTGCATGCTGAATCCATTAAACAGAGATTCTTTGATTGACTGGTGTGAAGATCTTGGTGATGACCTGGTAATTGCAGCTATAAAGTTAGGCGCTAAGTATAACGCCCGTTCTTATAAATACGTGGAAGATATTTTCAAAGAATGGGTTCAGCACAATATAAAAACAGTAGAAGAGGCCAGGATTTATGTGAAAGAAAAAAACAAACGCACAAGTAATATTGTAGATTTTTCATCTAAGAAGAAAGCCAACGGCGTTGATTGGGGAGGATTTGATATCAGTGACTAAAGCAGAGGTATTAGAACTTTTTAAACTAATCAAGTCTATATATCCAAATTTTGAAGTTACACAAGAAAAAATTGATATGTGGGCAGATGTTATGAAAGGTATGGATTTCGACAGAGTGATGGCGAGGGCGAAGGAACATGTAACAACGAATAAGTTTCCGCCGACTATCGCAGAAATATCAGCTTATGCACCAGAAAAGAATGAACACCTAGAGAAGTTCGAAAGATGGAAAAGAGAAGCTGCACAGGTCCCGGAATCCAAGAAACGTGAATTCTACGAAGCTGTAAAAAAACTGGTTGAGGATAAAAGCAAATGAATTATAAAGAAACAGCAGAACAATCAGTAATAGGCTCTTTGCTACTGGAAGGCAGCCTGATTGGAAACTTAACCATTGAATCAAAACATTTCTATTCAGCGAGACATAAACGCATCTATGAAGCGATGCAGAAGGTAGATGCTAAAGGGATTGAGATTAATGTTGTCACTGTCGTAACGGAATTAGGTGATTCAATAAGCGAGGTTGGCGGTGTAACTTACCTCACTGAGTTGGCTGAATCCGTACCAAGCACTGCGCCAATCAAAAACTATGAATCTAGTATTTATGAGGATTATCGATTGCGAGAAAGTCAGAAATTAGCCTCTGAGTACATGAAATCACCTAGCGAGGAATCACTTCATAAACTCATGGTGGATTTAGACAAAGTGAAGGATGAAGGCATCCAAACTGACGAAAAGACAGTGAAAGACTATCTCATGGAGATTGCAGAAGAATTGATGCATCCGGATGAATCGCAAAGTAAAGGGCATCCAACAGGTTATAAAGATTTGGATGAAATGACAGGCGGCACGCAATCGGGAGACTTAATTATCATCGCTGCGCGACCAAGCGTTGGAAAGACCGCATTTGCTTTGAATATTGGCTCTGGACACTGCAAAAACGGCGGCATGTCACACATATACAGTTTGGAAATGGGACCGGCAGCACTTTTGAAACGGATGATTTCAACTGAGGGTCGTGTGGACATTCAAAAATGGCAGTCAATGGTTTTTTCTCAAGAGGATTACGACAAGGCGATGACAGCTATTGGTGTTATATCTAACTGGAAGCTAGAAATTTATAAGCAGACAAACACAATCAATCAGATCAAAGCATCTATCCGTAAAGCTGTACAAGACAATCCGAATGAAAAACATCTTGTCATCATTGATTACCTGCAGCTGATAGCTTCAACAGGGAAACACGAGCGCCGGGACCTTGAAGTCGGAGCGATGACCAGAGATTTAAAACTGTTAGCACAAGAACTGAATATACCAATCATTTTACTATCACAGCTTTCCAGAGGCGTTGAACAAAGGCAAGACAAGCGACCAATGATGTCAGACCTTAGGGAATCCGGAAATATTGAGCAGGATGCGGATTTAATCGGTTTTCTGTACAGGGACGATTACTACGATAAGGAATCAGAGAAACAGAACATCATTGAAATTATCATATCCAAGCAAAGGCAGGGACCGACCGGAACAGTGGAATTAGCTTTCTTGAAGGAATATGGGGAGTTTGTGAGTTTAGCTAGAAAATATGAGGAGGTTGCGCATGGGTAGTTTGATAGGTCATGCAGAGCACAAGGAACAGGAATTTGATGAACTGGTAAAGATCGTTGTCGCTGAATTTAATAAAGGATCTTTAACAGAACTACAGCTGCGGCAAGCAATGAAAAAGTCTTTCATGTTGGGTCACAGTGCTGGTCATGCTCGAGGAGAAATTTATCTCGAGAGACGTTTGAGCGAATTAGGAGGTATTGATCAATGAATCGAAATGCACAGGAAACACAAGAATATCTTAGGAGGTATGCGTGATGGTTTCAAATGAATTTTACGCTTGGGATGAAGAATTAAACAAAATGTATAACGGCGATGAAATAGAAGAACGTGATGATTTAGATGCTTGGTTATCTTATGGAACCCTGGCTATTTATAGAATTGATGAAGGTGAATATACGCAATTGGACCCTTTGAAAGTCATTTATAAAGATACAAAGCACAAAAGTTGGCTTGTTGAAGGAGATGTGCTCACATCTAATCGTTATCCATATCAGGATGAAGGCAAATACAACTATCACGGCGTTGTTGAATGGGATGAAGAATACGGGGCATTTGTACTTGTTAAATGTTGCGTGGACAAAGATAAAGCAGGGATATCCGACGGAATGGCAGATCTTTTAGGCGAGCTTGATTTAACAGAGTTTGAAGTGCTAGGGAATTCCTTTGAGAATCCAGCGTTATTGAAATCGGAAGGAACAATCAATGAGCGCTGAAATGATACCAACGGATAACCAACCACTGCATTTAAAGGCTGGACTAGATTATGTATATGCCTTTGAGGACTTGGAATTGACCTTCACAAAGAAACAACTTGATCGCATAGCTTTTCGTTGGGAGTCAGGTGAATCACTGGAGGATATAGCAAAGAAAGAGCGCCGGAAAGACTTAGAAATCCTATTAGGTTTAATCCATTTAGCAAGGCGCAGAGTTTTTGAAAGACCTTTTGCTTTTAGACCGTCAAATTAAACAAATATGAAGCGCTAGTGAAGAGATTAATAAATTCGAGATTAAATATATACAAAGATGTTAAAACGTCTCAGAGATGGCTTATTTTGATTGGAGGGATAGCATGAAACAAAAGATATTAGATGCTGGATTGGCTGTTTTATTGGTTGGTGCTGTTATAGCAATGTTTGTTATGGCTAATGCGGTGAAGGAAGTACATGCGGAGAATGAGGAACTGCAGCAGGAGAATACAGAATTGCTACTGGATAATATCAATCTTGAAATCGATTTAGAAAATATCACTGATGCTTATTGGCAGTTGAATAATCAGTTGGAAAAGGAGGGTGCTGAATGACAAAAATACTAGATGCTTGCTGCGGCAGCAAAATGTTTTGGTTTGATAAAAATCACCAGCATGTCACTTACATGGATAACAGGGAACTATCGGATACACTCTGTGACGGCAGAACATTAAATGTGCATCCAGATGTAATTGCCGATTTCAGAGATATGCCTTTTGAAGATAATAGCTTTCACATGGTCGTGTTTGACCCTCCTCATCTTGAAAGGATTGGAGATAATTCTTGGATGGCAAAGAAATATGGAAAGCTAAACGAGGATTGGCCAATTGATTTAAAACAGGGGTTTGATGAATGTATGAGGGTTCTAAAACCTAATGGAACGCTGATTTTTAAGTGGAATGAAGATCAAATCAAATTGAGCCAGATATTAAAAGTTATTGGATTTAAGCCTTTGTTTGGTAATAGACGGAGCAAGACGCATTGGATGGTGTTCATGAAGGGTGTTGATTAGCATAAAACATCTAACTTCATAAATGTTCGAGGGATTAATCAAATAGGAGGTTGAGAGAAATTGAGTGAGTTAGAACTATATAAATTTGTACAAGATAAAGAAATTGATTGGAGAGGTGAAACTCTCATGCTTTGGTTAGATGGTGATGATTTAGAAGCATTCTCTGAATTAGAAGGTGATGTCATCGTTGATGATGGTGGATACGAAGTCACTTTGCTTCAAGGTGGAATGATATGCATTGAACTAAATGATGTATGTGAAATTCATGAAATTGAACCGACTAATATTCTCGAAAAGGAGTGAATCGTGATGGATGAACGGTTGGAAGAGATAAAAAATAAATATAAGAATGTTCAGCGCCATTTTAGTTTGTTTAATATTGAATTAACTGACTTCGAGTACCTTATCCAACAAGCTGAAAAGGTGGAGGGGTTGGAATCAGATATTAAAGCAAATAAAAAGTCCGTTGATTGGTTGTTATACCAAAACCAGCGCTATAAAGAGGTTTTAGAAAACGCATTATACTTCGTTAAATACTCCAGACACGAGCCAGATAAAGCGATGATTATGCAGCAGCAATTAGAAAAAACGCTGAAAGGAGAATCAGAATGATGGATTATAAAATGCTAATTAATGAAATACAGGCACATAACAAAGATTTAATTGAGCAAGTAAAAGAAAAGAATGTTGAATTACAAAGGTTGCGAGAAGAAAACAAGCGCTATAAAGAGGCTTTGGAGTTTTATGGAAATGAAATTAATTACCAAGTTTTTATTCAAAACGGAAAATCCAACATCGAACGTGATGGCGGAGAAAAAGCACGTCAAGAATTGAAAGGAGACTCGAAATGATACCACTAAAAGAATACGGCCGGGTAGAGGTCGGAATGACAATCATTGACGCTAACGGGATTGAAGCTACTGTGGAGTCGATTGGAGAAGGTGCTCTAGTTAAGTTGAACGGTGAAACATTTGTCTGGGATTGGGAGAGATTGCATCCTAATGTGATGGTGAAAGAAACGGCTGCAGAACGTGATGAACGGTTGAATGCGAAAATTGTTAAAGGTCCAGAACAAGAATGGTTTTAATTTAAAAAAAGGGAGGTGTGATGAATGGAGGTATGGAAAAACGTGGTTGGTTATGAAGGAATTTATGAAGTTAGTAGTTTAGGGAAGGTAAGAACGCATGCTAAAAATACAGGTTATTTGGATAGGCGATCCACTAAGAGCAGGAAACAAAGAATTATCAAACCACAAAAGTCACTTGCCGCCAACCAAAAATGCCTTAGGGCCAATGTTGAATTATACAAAGAAGGCAGCAGAAAACGAGTTCGAGTTCACCGATTGGTAGCGGAAGCGTTTATCCCAAATCCTGAAAAATTACCTCAAGTAAATCATAAGGACGGGAATCCGTTAAATAATCATGTAGAGAATTTAGAATGGTGCACCCATAAGGAAAACGTTAATCATGGATTTGATAACGGTCTTTTTTCGCAAAGTAAACCAATCATTTTAACGAATGAAAAGACATGTGAGGAACACTTTTTTAGAAGTCAAACAAAAGCAAGTCACTTCCTGGGGAAAAGAGATAAATTTATTTCAGAAAAACTGCAGCAAGGTGTCGATAAAGTGGATGGCTACCGCATCACAAGATATGGTGGTAGGTCATGAAACACTACGAAGCATATGACGGAACGGATCTGATTGCAGAGGGAACTGCTAAAGCGATTAAAAAGAAGTTAGGTATTACGACTGGCGAATTTCAGACTGGTCGGAGAAGAGCGAAAAAAGGTTATGACGAAGAGTTTAATGTCATTGAAGTAGATAAACCAGAAGAATATGCAGTTTATAAAGGCGATGAATATTTGTTTATCGATACAAAAGAAAACGTTATGCAAAGGCTGGGAATCAGTCAAGGGACATTTACTTTTTACATGTCTCCAGCAAATGCAAAAAGAGACGGTGGAGACAAGTTGATTATAGTCAATCTGGATAAGGTAGTGGATTGATGCCTAAAAAGAAGCCTTATAAATTCCATTGGTGCAAGGATTGTGAGATTGATTTTATCGTAGCAAGGAAAGTAAAGCATCCGAGTTGCCCTAATTGCGCTGATTCGATACGTGTGGAAGGCGTTCGTGAAATTTGGATGGAAAGACCTTTCAACTACAAACGACGCTGGACAAAGGACGAGGACGACTTTTTAACGGAGGGCGTCTCAAGAGGAATGACACACGCTGAGATAGGCAAAGAAGTCAATCGGACAGGAAAGGCGGTTACCAGGAGATTAAGCCAATTAAGGAGGTCTCGCGATGAAAAAAATTTACGTCAAAGAAACCACCAAGAAAACGCACGATGACGATGTATCGATTGTTGTTAAAACGTATCACAGCAAGGTAAGGGATTATGATTATGTGATTTTTAGATAGGGGGAGAAGGAATGAAAGCAAGTGAATTAACGGATTTGATAAAAATATGGGCTATGGATAGAGATTTGCATAAAGCTGCGCCGGAAAAACAGATGCTTAAACTCATGGAAGAAGTAGGAGAGTTAGCGCAAGGGATGGCTAAAGGTAATCAAGAGCAAGTGATTGATTCAGTAGGTGATGTTTACGTGGTGCTTACGATTTTATCTATGCAGATAGATTTAGACATTGAGGATTGCATTGAACAGGCTTATGTGGAGATTGCAGATAGAAAAGGAAAAATGGTAAACGGCGTATTTGTTAAAGAGGAGGACTTGCAATGAGCGAAACCGATGTACAGCAACGCAAATCAGAGCTTATCAGAGGACTTCGGCGCATCGGAATCTTTTACACTAGCGATGGTAGAAAGCTAGAAGAATGCAGCCTGTACACGCTGGAATGGACAAATATATCTGTAAGGTACGAGCTTGCCAATGAAAGGATGACAAAACTATGAAAATAACATATTCAATTCTTTATAAAAATGGGCATGAAGATATCGTAGTACAGCCATTAAATGATGATAATTTTAAAAGGATTCAGAAGATTAATGGAGTTATTCAAACATCTATAGAAAATAATCTAGATGGACGTGTAACTATAGGTGATGAAAGCACTGATGTGAAAACCATTAGGTTATCAGAAGTTGCACGAGTTCATTACCAGTTCAGCGAGGAATAGAGCCATGAGAGCTGTTAGCAGGGTTAGACATCCCAACAAGCGCAGATGTCTGATGTTGTGTATCGATAAGGAAAAATCGGGGTTCGAGTGTAAGAAACCTATCAAGGAAATACGTTCGCATGAAAAGATTTTTAACAAGAAGGGTCAATACATCAGGACGATTGAAGAAACGTACTACGAGGCTGTTTATGTAAAAGAGGTGGTTAAGTGATTAAATTCGTTATTCCATTAAAACCAGTGCCGGCAGTTCGGATGACCCAAAAAAGCATGTATGCCAATAAATACGCTAAGCGTTACCTCCAGTATAAAAAGCAGGTTGCTTGGATTGCCAAGGCGAGTATGAAAACAAATCCGATCGATGGAGATGTAGGTGTTAAATTAACGCATTATGCACATGGTAATCGTGCTGATATAGATAACTTATTCAAGGGAGTTACGGATGCTCTTAACAAGGTCGTATATAACGATGACAGACAGGTTAAGCACATGGAGTCGAGTATTATTAAGTGCGGTAAAGAAGAAGAGCGCACAGAGGTTGAGGTTTATCGATTGGAGGCAGTTAAACAATGAATGAAATACGGCTTCAAGTAATGAAAGGGGTATTAGAAGTACAAGGATATGACGGTAATTGGAATTATGACGATTATATGCATGGCATGTATAACGGTATGGAAATGATGTTGGCTATTGCAGAAAATAGAGCTCCTGTTTTTAAAAAAGCACCTGATGAATGGTTGCTAGGAAAAGAAACAGATGTCAAAACTAAGGAACAAGGGTGATTGCGTGAGAACAAGCAAAGTAGAAATCAATTTATCTGAGGACAAGGTTTTAGTAGTTAAAGGCGGTAAGCTAAAGGAATATCCGAAGCCAGACAGTGGTTTTGGGAAACAGATTATCAACTGGAATGACGGAAAGATTTGTAACGAGGAAATACGTTATACGGTGAAATAGGAGGAATGAAAATAAAACGTTTAAAGAAACTATTTTATGAGGATATGTATGAATTTAAATTAAACGGCGCGGCACTTGCCGGATGGTTATCAGCAAGCATTTATGGAGTAATAGCTTTAATCAAAAATGTTATAGATATCTTTAATTAAATAACAAGCAGTCTATCAGAAAAACTGAGGACAGATTTGGATTTGAGGGAATCCAGTCTGTCCTTTTTTATTTGAATTGAAACGTTGAGGGGAGTCGGTGAATGATGAACAGCAAGCAAATTGAAGAAACACTGAGGGATTACAGCTGGATGTTGAATGAGATTAAAAGACAAAGGCAGCTGATGGATTATGAGGGTGGTAATATGGTGGCTCAATCCGGAATCGAATCAACTATGCCAAAATCGAAAGGAGGTACCAGCGATCCGATTGCACTGGAAGTGATTAGACGTGACAAGAATAGCAAATGGCTGGATAAGTTAGAAACTAAAGTGTTGTTTATTCAAAAGAGAATCCACCTTATTACCGATGAAAGGGAAAAAGCAGTGCTGGAGTGCATGTTAGATGGGTTGAGCATGAGTTCCATTGGTCATCACATGGGGCTTTCAAGGCGGCATATATACACAATTAAAAACTCTATTGTTGATAAAATTTCACAGAATGCACAGACTTCACACTTTGCACATTCTTCCCAAGATGTGACAAATAATAAGCAGTGCGTGTAGAATAGGAGACAGGACGGTGTGGAATACAATAACGGTATTAAGTTTTGCTGCGCCATAAGCACTTACGTGCTATTTATAGAGACCAAGCGCAGTTCCTTACAAGGGCTGTGCTTTCTTACATTTACAAATGAAATTGATAATATTACAATAAGAACAAAAGTTTCTAACGAGTCATTTTGTCTTAAATTTGTAATTTTATTAGAAAAAAGAAGGAATATTTACCCCTTTTGTCGAAAGAAGTATTCGAAGACAGTAAGAGGGGGACAATAATTATGGCAATAAAATATGTTCGGTTCAATTATTTTGAACCTATTTTAGTTCCGGCTGACACTTTTTTTAGAGATCAAATAGAAGGAGAAGACGGTATTAGGAATTTCTATGCTGAAGAAGTTCCTGCTGAAAGATGGGATATGAGTATAATTCTAGATTATTTTATGGTGAACACAGAGCATAATACTTCTGTGGAAATCGGAGATGAATTTGCGGAAATTGAACCTGGTTCTTATCATTACCACGAGCGAGATGATTATTATTATTTTCAAATCTCCAAATTAAGAGACAATAATATACCAGCGAAAAAAAGAGTTAATGAAATTAAAGAAGACATATTATTAAATCAAGATGAATTCATTGGAGAGTTTGTTTCTTTATTATTCGATAATGCATATGGCGCGATTGCTATGCAATCGAATTTATATGGCGTATCATCAAAACAAGCAGAGATAGTATTAACTAATCTTAGACAAATTTATATGTATGAAAATGATATTACTGAAGAGATACCTTTAGTGGTTCAATTAAGTCCAATTATTGATAGAGGACAAATTAATAAAGTATTTAATTCTGATTACTATAAGAAGGTTAGAATAAAAGGATCTGATGTAATGTTAGATGCTAATATAGGAGAAAATAATTTGTTGTCTGAAGCAACAAGTCTAGTAAATAGAACGGCAGGGATTAATTTTGATATTACAGTATCCCTAGGGAGATCTGAAAAAACTGCTAGTTTAAATGAAGATGTTATTAGAGAACTCATTGAAGTTTATCAAGGTCTTGAAGATGAAGTAAAGCCTAAAGTTGAATTAACTGCTCTTGAAAATGAGGAAGCGCAAATTGAAACTGTTAATTTGTTAGAACCAAGAATGACTGATAGGTTTACAATAAATATTGCACCAAGGACTACTGTTGGGCATGAATATTTAATAAACACGTTTATTGAAAAGTCCTTTAATCGCAGGAGACCAGAAATGAGAAGAGTGATGCGCCCTTAATATATAGGAGGTCTCTTATGAAAGCAAAGACAAATAAAATGGAGATTATTTGGGAGAGATATTCTTTTTTTATTTCCTTTTTATTAGGTTTGTTTACTGGAATATTGTATTATTTCCAATTAATAACTAATATTAGAAGTGTACTCTCAGAAGTTATCTCTTTTGCTTCAATAGTTGTAGGGATTAACGGTGTTTTTATTACATTAGTAATTTCTATAAAAACAACAACAGCCTTTAAAAGATTGATTAAATATTTACCGGATTTTGAAGATAGATTAATAAAACTGTTGAAAAGTCAAGTGATGGTGGGTTTGATAGTGGTGTTATTATCTATATTGATATTGTTACTACCAATATCATCTAATTTAATACTTTCGTCAATCGGGGTAGTTATTTGGTCTTTCTTTTTTATATTGATGAGTATAGGTTCTTTTTTTACTATGAATATTATAATGAAAATCATTTCAGCAAATCATGAGGACCCAAAAGCTTCAAAAAGACCCTAGTAATATTGAAGGCAATTATTTAGACGTCCATAATGGATGTCTTTTTTTATTAAGCACTATAAATATTATGTAATAAGCAGGAATATTGTCTCCTTTTGGCGAATAATAGTATGTTAGAAATAAAAAGGAGGCTAAATAAAATGACATGGACTAATGTTTTTGTTGAAACGCTAAAGGAATGGGGAGAAGCAATTCCAGAAGGGACAATTACCTCAGAAGATTTAGCAATATATTTAGGTATGACCCTAGGAACAGGGACCGGTTTAGATGACCCGGAAGGCAGTATTGAAAATCTAAAAGATAGAATAGATTATTTAGTAAACGAACAATCAATAGTGGAGCAGTTTCTAATTGAGTCCTTATTAAAATTCACTTCCGACTATTTGGAGAGCTTAAATAATAACAGAGGATTTAGAATAATTTCAGAAGAAAATGTGATTAAAACGTTTGAAAAAAATGAATCTGAAATTCCCAAAGCTGTTAAAAAAACATTCGAGAAAGCCAAAAGCGTTGAAGATTATTACAAATGTGAGGTAGTGATATCACAATGGGAGAAGATTGTCGCCAATAATTTTTCGAGAATTAAAAGAACTGAGTTGGTTAGGAAAGATATGCAGTCAAGTATGGATAGACACGATAGGTTCATGGATTCGTTATCAGAAGAAGATAAAGATAAGACAATAGGAGAATTACGCGATAAGCTGAAAGGGTAAATAATTGATTAAAAAGCACTTGAGTAGGTGCTTTTTTAATTTTCCTAAAAAGGAGGGAGTGACTATGTGACATGGCTAAGGGAAAATATGCCGAATGGATAACGGAAGAAGGATTAATCAAGATTGAAGGATGGGCTAGAGACGGACTTACTGATGAACAGATAGCACATAACATAGGTATAAAAAGACAAACCTTATATGATTGGATAAAACGTTTCCCAGACATTTCTGACGCCTTAAAAAGGGGTAAAGAGGTTATTGACCGACAAGTAGAGAACGCTCTTTTAAAACGTGCTCTTGGATATAAATACGATGAAATAACCTATGAATTTGACGAAGAAACAAAAAGAGTAACCAAAGAAGTCCAGCCAGATACAACAGCGCAGATATTCTGGTTGAAAAATCGCAAGCCGAATGAGTGGCGAGATAAACAAGATGTAGAACATTCCGGCAATATGAATGTCAACAATGCCTTTTCTGAACTAACAACAGAAGAATTAAGAAAGCTGGCTGCCAAAGATGATTAGCATTGCTAAAAGAGCAAAAATAGAGTTGGCAAAGCGTGACTTCTTTGATTATTGTAATCTTACTGCAGGTGATTTTTATAAACGAGATAGACAGTTCCTTGTTGATTTAGCAAGTGATCTACAATCTTTTTCAGAATCAGATGATGATGTTCTTGTTATTAATATGCCACCAAGGTTTGGGAAGAGTAGAACAGCAGGTAAATTCGTTGAATGGTTACTGGGTAGCAATCCGAGGTTGAAAATCATGACTGGTTCTTATAACGAGACGCTTTCAACCATGTTCTCAAAGAATGTTCGTAATACTATCCAAGAAATTAAAGCGCAGGCTGAGACAGTTGTTTATTCAGATATATTCCCAAGCACGCGCATTAAACATGGTGATGGCGCTATGAACTTATGGTCACTTGAAGGCGGATATAATAACTATCTTGCAACCTCCCCAACTGGTACAGCAACTGGTTTTGGTGCTGATTACATTATCATAGATGACTTGATTAAAAACGCCGAAGAAGCTTATAACGATAGAATTCTTGAATCACATTGGGAATGGTTCACTAACACAATGCTCTCCCGGTTAGAAACAGGCGGGAAAATCATTATCATAATGACAAGATGGAATAGTAATGATTTAGCCGGGAAAGCGTTAGATGAACTGCCAAGCCTTGGGTATTCCGTTAAACACGTGTCGATGAAGGCGCTGGAAAATGACAAGATGCTCTGCGAGGAAATTCTTAGTAAGAAAGAATATGGTCAAAAAACAAAAACAATGGGGATTGAGATTGCAGAAGCTAACTACAATCAGAATCCTATTGATATTAAAGGGAAGTTATATACTTCCTTTAAGACATATCAGACAAAGCCTAAATTTAAACGAATAATTAATTACACTGACACTGCCGATACTGGGAGTGATTTTTTGTGTTCTATTTGTGCCGGCGAAACTTTCGATGGGGAGTTATATGTAACTGATGTCCTGTTTACAAAAGAGGGCATGGAGATAACTGAGCCTTTAACTGCTGAAATGCTTGCGAACAACGAAGTGAACGAGGCTGAAATTGAATCAAATAATGGCGGTAGAGGTTTTGCAAGGTCAGTAGAAAGAATTATATGGGAGAAATTTAAGACAAGAAAGACGAATATAAAATGGTTTCACCAATCGAAAAATAAACAGGCTCGAATCATATCCAATTCAACTTATGTGATGAATCATATTTACTTCCCGGAGAACTGGAAAGATAGATGGCCGGAATATTACAAGGCTATGAACTCTTATCAAAAAGAAGGAAAGAATAAACATGATGACGCACCAGATGCTACAACTGGCTTGGCTGAAAAGATGACAAGCAAAACAAGAGCGTCAATTAGCAGCATATCTGCATGGTAAAGGAGGGATTCAATGACAATAGACTGGAAAGAATTTAACGAGGAAACAATAACGAAAACGCATGGAAAAGTACATTTCTATCGTGATTTATACGAAGGTAATCACTCGCAATTATTTTCTCGTGCCAAGAGATTAATTGAAAAAGGCGAGATCGTAGATGAAATCATATACGGTACAAAAGAAAGTCAGAACGTGCAGACACCGTACATTGTAGCGAATGTATCAAAACTAATACCGGAAATCCCTGCCATGCTTGTTAGCCGTTCAATAGGCAATATACAGACTTCTTTATCTTCCGATGATTATGATTCAGAGGATGATGAAAGAGCAGAGGACGAGAATTACGATAATCTTACAACGCAGCAAGAAGCAATCCGGGATATCGAATCAAACTCGCATCTGGAATTCGAGCATTGGGGCAATATTGTGCAGCAACAAGTAGATGGTGGACTGGTTGGCGTTCCTTGGTTAGATGACAAAGGTTTGCGATTGGAGTTTAAAGCCAGAGACGTTTATTATCCGCATCCAGATGGAATGGGTGTAGATTTAGCTTACGCCGTTGAGCTAGAGGATAAAGATTATTTACAGGTGTATCGAGAGCGATTGGATGAAGAAGATGGAGTAAAGGGACTAAAAGCAACGCATATACTTTACAGTTGCAATAAATCTGGCAAAACCGAGGAACTGGGAGAAGATGAAACGAAAGAATTGCTAAATATGAATGAACTCGAAACCTTTTACCCTAATCGTGAGAGGTTTTTTATTGTGTATTGGCCGAATGAAAAAACGTTTATGAATCCGTTGGGCGTCTCTTGCTTAAAGAACCAGGAAGGAAAGCAAGATGAAATCAACTGGACATTGACAAGGAATGCATTGACGTTTGAACGGAATGGCAAACCAAGAATAGCTATTTCACAAGATATTATGAATACGTTAGAACAAAAAGCGATGCAACGTTACGGTGATGATTCTCGTATCGATCACCGAGATTTAGAAATCACAACGTTTGATGACAAAGGAAAAGCAATGGAAATTATCCAGATTGATATTACTAAGATAGGCGATATCTCATGGGTTAAAGACTTAATGAAACTCATGCTGATGGAAACTAAAACATCTGAGAAAGCAGTTGACTTTTACATGGATGGCGGTTCGACTGCAGCACAATCTGGTGTGGCTAAATTCTATGATTTATTTACATCGTTGCTTAAAGCTGAACAATTGCAGAAGGAATATATTTACTTTTTAAAGCAATTGCTTGAATCAGCATTATGGCTGGCGCACGAGAATGACCCGAATATCCTTATCGAGCAACCAGAAATTCAACTGAAAGCTATGATTCCGATTTCTCGCAAGGAACTAATCGAAGAGAATAATATGGCTTACACAAATGGCGCACAATCGCTTGAAGTGACTGTCAGAAGGAATAATCCTCATGCATCGGAAGAGTGGATACAGGAAGAGATTGCTAGGATTCAAGAGGAATCAACACCAGATGACACAACGTCACTTATGCGGGGCAGGCAGACTTTGAACAATTTCTTTGATAATAGATTAGGAGGAGACGGTGATGGCGACGAAGAAACGTGATTATAAGAAGGAATATCGGGACTATCATGGCACGGCTGAACAGCGTAAGAATCGTTCTAAACGTAATCAAGCAAGAAAAAGCATGGGGTTGAAAGTCGGGGATAAAAGAGAGGTAGACCACAAGAGACCTTTATCAAAAGGTGGCGGTAATGGGAAAAGTAATTTGCGTGCTGTTTCAAGGGCTACTAACCGCAAGAAAGGCAATAAAAGCAAATGAACGAAGAACAACTCTTAAAATATGCTCGTGAGATTTCTACTAATATCCTTGGCAGGATTGCTATCGCCGATTTAACCAAAGAAAAAGGTGCAGAAAAGCTGTTAGCAGAGATTGGTCATATCCTAGACCAATACAGCCTACAAGTAGATGAAGTCTTGCCTGATGCCGTTCTAAATCATTATTTCGGAGGTGCCGATGAAGCAACAAAAGCGTTAAGGGATATTGTCGATAAACCGAAGCCGATTAGCAGAATTATCCACGAGGAAGCTGTCGGAAATATAATGGATGACACAATGATGGACATGCAGTCAGCGATTCGTACGGCGAAAGCAAGTGCTGTTTCTACCGTTACAAATGCGCTGGATAGTGTACAAGGAGATATTGCCAAGGGATTAATTACTGGTGAACCAAGGAAGGTTATGCAGCAACATGTGGCTAAGTCGTTTGAGGCAGAGGGTTTGACAGCATTTATTACGAGTGATGGTAAAAAACTTCCTCTGGATTTTTATGCAATGACAGTCACACGATCTAAAATGCGCCATGCTTCCATACAAGGAAATGTTCAAAGGTATAAAGAGAATGACCAAGACTTGGTGCAAATCATTGAGAATGATGATTCATGTGCGGTTTGTGCTAACCACAACAGATTAGTAGTCAGTCTAACTGGCGAGACAGAAGGTTTTCCGACGATAGATGAAATAGAACTCCCACCTTATCATCCGAATTGTAGAGGGACAATTTCTCCTTATGCTATTGACTTTAAAAGTAGTAAAGAAGTGGAACAAGCGTTAGCGAGAAATGATGAATATGTCGAAGGCGAGGACCCACGCACCGAGGAACAGAAGAAAGCCTATGAGAAGGAACAAGAAGCTAGAAGGCGTGCCAATGAGGAAAAGAAACAGTACGCTCGTTGGAAAGGCGTTATGGGTGACGATGCTCCCAAAAATTTAGGTGCATTTAGGCGGATGAAGCGTCAAGATACGGTTAAATTTCAAGAATTGCAGTCAGAGTACCGGAGCATTTCGCAGCGGATTAGTGGAGGTGGTTAAGTGAACTACTCAGTAATAGTAGCAGACGGGGATTGGAAAACTGAAAGAAAAGTAACAGAAGTAACTGACGTCAAAGTTGAAGATGGAGTATACATTTTATCTGATAAAAACGGTGCAGTATTATTCAGTTCTCCAGTTGATTCTTTAGTTTATTTAGAAGTGGAGTAACATGCACTATCCGACAAGCATTAGGTGCTTTTATTGTGAGGTGAAAACATGTCTAAAATAATTAACATCGTTGACAAAGAAACCAGAGAATTAATTGCTTCCATATCTGATGATGACGTCATATTGAAAGATGAATATGAAGTAATCGAAACAGAAGATTGACCTAAGCATGTCATGAAAAGGCTTTTTATTATGATTCCTGTAAGCCTTATGGATAGGTCGCACAGCATTCATTGATAAGTGGTATGTGTTACTACCCTTCTATAAGCAAGGTGCATATTCAATCATTCGCTCGCACAGCGTTATTGTGCTAATCCATCGTGGACAATACCACGTTACCAAATGTAGGAGGAATGAAAGATGAATAGAGAATTTCTTAAAGAATTAGGATTAGAAGATGAAGCAATCGATAAAATCATGGCTGAACATGGAAAGACAGTAAATCAAACGAAGGACGAGCTGACCAGTGCACAGTCAGAACGAGATTCGTTAAAAGAACAACTGTCCGAACGTGATACGCAACTTGAAGATTTACGAGGTAAGGCTCAAGGCAACGAAGAATTACAAGCTACTATTGATTCACTTAAAGAAGCTAATACGCAAGCCAAAGAATCTTATGAGAAGCAATTGAAAGAACAGAAGTTTAATTATGAATTGGACAGGGAGCTTATGGCTGCTCAAGCAAGAAACCCTGTTGCTGTTCGAGCGTTGCTTGACACCGAGGTTATCAAACTTGATGAAGATGGCAAGATCAAAGGTTTATCAGAGCAGTTAGAAGGATTGAAAGAGAGCGATAGTTATCTCTTCACCAGTGAAGAAGGAGCACCACCATCAAGCTCTAATTTTAATCCTGGTTCAAAGCAAAAAATGAATAACCCTAAAGACGTTGACCCTTACGAAGCAGGGCGTCAACGCGCATTAGAACGACACAAGAAGGAGGAAAAATAAATGAATTTACAACCAACCTACCAAAAGATTTTTGGTCAAAAAGAATTTTTACGTAACAACGTTGGAACGGAATATAAAACAGGCGGAGCGACGTTAGACGCATCTGCATTTACTGGCGTTGCCGAAAATGGATATGTAAAAGCTGGTACTGCTATTTACCTTGGTGGAGACGGATTATATCTGCCGTGGGCTGATGCTGGAGAAGGCGAAACACGAGAAGGTGCAGGATTAACAACTCATGATGTGAAGCTTGTTGAAGGCTCTAATCCAGTTGTTGGTGTACTTGTCGCAGGACACCCGTTAGAACACAAATGCACAGGTGTTACAGAAGGATTTAAAGAAGAAGTAAAAGGATACCTACGCTTTGATGCGTAAGAAGGAGGAATAATACATGCCATTACATTTAAATGAATTTCAACAACCACAATTAACCGGATACGTTCAAAACGTACCGCCAGCAAGAGAATATCTACTCGCTAATTTTATGCCGGAAGAACCGGTATACGATATCAATTTTGCTTACAACGTTATCAATGGAAAGTATGCCGAAGCAGCATCAATCACAGGCTGGAATGCTACAGCACCGTTGCGTGATACTGCGGAGCAAGAACGTGCTTTTGGTCAAGTAGCGAAAGTGCAACACGGTTTCCGTTTGGATGAAACACAACTACTGCAATACAATCGCCCACGAGCAGAGCAAGAATCGAATGCAGTTATTGAAGGAATCTACACGTCAACGGATGAATTATCCCAAGGTGTAGATGATATTAAAGAATACCTTCGTGCACAGGTTATTTATAATGGACAACTTGTCTATAACGATGACGAAAACGACATCCATTTAAATATTGATTTTGGGTTGCCGTCAGAAAATAAACTTACAGCTACTACTCAGTGGAGCGAAGAAGGCGCAACGCCTTTAACTGACATCAAAGCAGCGGTGGAGCAATACAAAAAGACTAATCAGAAACAGAAGCCAGTTGTAATGCATATTACCAGTGCTACGGAAGCTTTACTATTAAATAACGAACAAATCCGTACGCAAATTTATGGAACTGATAACGGCAAACGTTTACTGACTAAAACGGATATCCAAAATGCGTTTAGTGCTTTGAGCCTGCCACCTTATCAGGTAAACGATGATGTAATTGTTGTTCAAGGAGATGAAGTGCAGTTATTGGATGATAATAAAGTTGTTTTCCTTGGTGCTGATTTAGGTAAAACAATGATCGGCCCGACTGTTGAAAATAACTATGCGCCGGGTAAATTTGCGAAACCATCTATTAAGGAAAACCCGCCGGAGCAATCTGTTATCGTTGGCGAAGCGCCATTCCCAGCATTAAAACGTAAAAAATCAATCGTAACATTGAGCGTCTAATATAGGCGCTCTTTTAATTTACAAAAAGGAGGGCATACCGTGCCAAAATATACAGCGCAAGCTTATTTATCTCACAAAGGTAAAATTGTTAAACCAGGCGAGGAACTTGAATTAACTGCAAAACAAGCTGATTTTCTTGGTGATAAAGTAACTGAGGTGAAAAGAGCTGCTGCTAAAACAGCTGCAAAGAAAGAAGAACAAAAAGAAACGAAGTGATCATATGATTACAACTGAATCTATTAAAGCGTATCTCAAGAAGATGCCAGGTGGTGATACCTTGCTTGATTTAGAAGATGTCGAACAGGATAAAATTATCTTTTCATCGCATGAATTACTCAAAGACCACTACAAGGATACGGATATAACCGATAGAGCAGTCGCTCTGCAAGTTTTATATTCTATTGAAGGTGAAGATGAGGAGTATGCCAAACTCAAGCGACACGGCATTAAATCGTACTCTGTGAAGGGGGTCTCTGTAACTTTTGAAGGTGGAGAAATCTCATCCTCTGTCATCGCTATCTTAGGAGAACCAAGGACCAAAAGCGCGAAAGTAGGTAGATTGATATGAAGCCGCCTATGCGACAAAAAATTTGGTTCGATTATCCGGTTTATGACGATGAAGGCAATCCAATAAAGGACAGATACGGAAAAACGAAAACCGAACCCAAAGAATCTAAAGCCCGAGTACAATTCAAAGCGAATATTGTCAAAGATGCTAAAGGCGAGGAAAAGCGCACATCCGTAGAAGTTGATTTGCCGACATCATTTAACCCGGCAGTAGGAGCCGGATACGAATATACCGACAACGATGGAAATACGACCACTGGAACGCTTATCTCCAAAGATGAAGCTATTAACCTAGCTGGTACGAAAGTCTATTACAGAACGGTGTATTGCGATGGCTAAGGATGAGGTGCAAATCGTTTGGGAAGGTTTCAAAGAATTCAGTGATGAACTTGGCAAGATGGGCAAGCAGATGGAAAAGAACCTTTTGGAAGCCATGAAGAAATACATCATGCTGGCGGAAGAAGGAGCGAAAGCACTTGCTCCGAGAGATAGTGGAGATTTGGAGGAATCAATCCAATTTAAACCGCCAACTATTCAAGGAGATAAAGTCGTTTCAGAAGGTGGATCTAATCTCGCTTATGCATTGCGTCAACACGAAAAACCTCATGGCTCTGGATTCGGTGATAAGTACGATAACGGCTTGCTAGTGGTTAAGTATTATACCGACGGAAAAGGACTGCGAACACTTCAAAAACCTTCTTGGCGTGGAGAACAACCGGGAAGGAAGTATCTTGAAAGAGCCATTGTTATCACAGAAGATGATTTCGAAAAAATCATGGCTGAAGCACTTGAAAAAACGTTAGGAGGGGAGTAATTGATTCAATATCATTTAATGCAGAAGTTGCAACCAATCCTCCCTGACCTTGAGTGGACAGTCGATTACAAGACTGCCGATGACAACACAGGAACCGTTTATTACGAGGGTGGCGGCTCTCCTGGAGAATACGATGTACCGACCAGATTCCCACGCTATATGGTGTATATATCATCATCTGATTGGGGATATGCAGAGTATGCTGCACAAGTGGTACATGATGCATTACACAAATTAACAAATGAATCAGTAATAGTTGAATTTTTCAAGGATGGAAACGTGGTAGCGACAAAAAGCTATCGCGTTTTTTTTATTAAGGCAGCGTCGGAGCCTATCCCGCTGGGAGTAGCGAACGACAAGATGGATTTCAGCGTCAATTTTGACGTTAATTTAGTTGAAAATAAGGAGGAAGAATAATATGGCCGAACAGAAAGAATATATCTTTGGAGTAGCTGATATTACTATTGGCGAGGGTGCAGATCAAATTAAATTTGATGGGAAAGATTATTTGCAAGCAGATGGTGGCTCGTTGAATTTAACACCGCAGTTTACGGAATTCACATTTGCTGATTTTGGTGAAACAGTAGTTGAAAGACGTTTAAGTGGATGGGAAGGAACAGTTACAATCGTCGCGGGGCAGGAAGATGCGGAAATTTTAAAACTTGCACTTGCATCTACAGAGCCCATCACGGACGTTGATGGCGGAGAAGATGGCTCAATGGATGCTAGAATCGGAACAAAATTAGTAGGGAGAAAAGTGCAGATTCATCCACGTATCCTGCCAGAAAATATCAAGGATAGAGATTGGACGATTTACAACATGGCTTCTATAGAAGGGTTTGAGCGTGATTATAACCAAGAGCAAGGGAATGTTACGATCACATTGACTATGATGCCACGTGAAGGGTTCGATGCATCTAAACCAGGTAACTTTTTCTATCGCGGCGCTGTTGACCCTAACGCCGAAGAAGACAGCGGAAACGACGGTGAAACCCCAAACCAATAAACGCCATTCAACAACCATCATTAGCTAGTTTTTTTAGTTGAGTGGCGATAAATCTAAGGAGGAATAATATGCCAAAATCAGACAAGGAAGTTTTATATACTGAAGTCTATGGAGCGAAGGTGGGATTACCACAGTATTATGATGAGGATGATAACCCTGTTGTTATCTCAACTCAAAATCCATTACCGGTGCGAATACAAGGCGGCGTTGATGGGAAATCAGCTTATGAAATTGCTGTCGATAATGGGTTTGAAGGAACGGAAGAAGAATGGCTTGCATCATTAAAAGGTCCAAAAGGAGACCAAGGTGAACCTGGTCAAGATGGGGCGCCTGGAAGTGATGGATCTCCTGGCAGTGACGGAGAAGACGGTACAGATGGTGTCAGCGTAGTTGATGCTACATCTGATGGAACTAACATCACATTCGAATTATCAAATGGAAACACAATAGACATTCCTTGGCCAAGCCAAGAACCAGGTACAGAAGAGTAGGATTTCCTGCTCTTCTTTTATTTATATTAGGAGGTTTTAGACAATGAAAGTAAATATTAAAGTCAAGCAAGATAACACAGTGGAGACAATTCAGCATGAGGTTCAATCCATCAATGTATTTCAGTTTCAAAAGACTTTAAAAGGAATTAAAAACATTATCGGAATCATCAATGAGGATGAAGCTTTAAAACAAACATTTACAGATATGTTTGCAGCGGAGAATCAAGATGAGGAGCTGTCTGTAACATACGTTATAGCTAGGGCAGCTGGAGCTTTTGAAGCTGTATTAATTAATATCCCGGATGAAGGTTTTGAGTTGCTTGCAACGCTATCGGGTCTCGAAAAGAAAACACTGATGGAACAAAAAGTGGAGGATGTATTTGATATTTATGATGCAGTTCTTGAGGTAAACGACATTGAAAAAATCGTAGAACGAGCAAAAAAGTCTTTCGCCGCCACCAAGAAAGCGACGAAGTTTATGAGGAAACGAGTAGAAGCGACAGCACAGAAACAAGCATAGCCGAAGCATTTATTTTTAAACTGGGAAAATCGTTAGGCGGCAGAAAAGAAGTTGTCGATAGTCCAGTCGATGAAATACTCAAATTTATGGATATGGCGCTCGAGAAAGAAGAATCAGAGGCAGAGCATGAGCGGGCGAAAATGTATATCCAGTATCTATCAAATGTTTACTCCCAAAAGCAAGAAGGGAAAAACCCGCAGTTTGAACGCGACAGAAAAGATTTTGAGAAGATGTTGAACCCACAAAAGGAAAGAAAAGAAACAAATAAGACATACGAGTGGGACTTTGACCCACAGGAATTAATAGAGCAACAAAATACTTAATGAAGGGAGGTTGAGCAATGGCAACTGTTAGGGAGCTGCTAGCTAAGTTTGAGGGCTCATATCAAGGTTTTAAATCTTCCGTTTCTGGAATGAAATCGGAAATGGATGATTTGGATAAAAAGACAAAAGACGCCACAAAATCCATGAGTCAAAAGTTCACCGATTTCGGGGACGGCTTAAAGAAAAAAGGAAAAACTATGTTTAAAGGCGTCACTCTACCATTGATGGCATTAGGCGGAGTGGCATTTACTGCAGCGTATGATATGGACAAGGCTTACAACAATATCATTGTTGGCACAGGCGCCACTGGCGATGCACTGGAAGGACTCAAAGACACGCTGAAAAACGCCATGAAAGAAGTGCCTAACAGTGCTGATGAAGTTTCTAATGCTATTTCTAATATTAATACCATTACAGGCGCTACCGGCGGAACGCTTGAGGATTTAACCATCAAGATACTTGATGCTAGTCGGATGTTAGGTGAGGATGGCGTTGAAAACTCTATGGCATTTTCCAAGGCGTTAGAGCAGTTCCAAATCCCCGCTGAGGATGGCGTGGCAGAGTTAGAAAACTTATTCCGCATGACGCAGGATTATGGAATTGGTTTAGATACACTGACTGGCTATATAACTAAATTCGGTCCCGTAATGAATAACGCCGGCTTTTCCATGGGAGAAACAGCTGCGTTTATGTCTCAATTAGAAGCAAACGGCATTCAGGTAACGAAAGTGATGCCTGGTTTGAACCAAGGTTTCAGTAAGTGGGCAGAGGAAGGCAAAGATGTCCGTGAAGAATTCGGTAAAGTAGTTACCCAAATGCAAAATGCAGGTTCTGAATCAGAAGCATTAAACATTGCTTCGGAAGCTTTTGGTTCTCAAGGTGCGCAACGCATAACTACTGCTGTAAGAAATGGTACAATACCTAGTCTTGATGAATTAGGAGATGTGCTAGAAGGTAATGAGGGTTTGATTGATAGCACGAACGACCGCACCAAAACAATGGGCGAGCGCATAATGGAAATGAAAAATCGTGTGCAAGTGGCTATGGAACCGATAGGCAAGATCATGCTAGATTTTGCTGAATCTATCATGCCGAAAGTCGAACAGGCTATCGAGAAACTATCAAACTGGTTTGGCTCCATCTCTGAACAAAATCAAAAATGGATTGTCATCCTCAGCGCAATGGCCGCAGCCATAGGACCTGTTTTAATGGTTTTAGGAATGTTTGCTGGTTGGATTGGTAATCTGATTGGTTTACTCGCTCCGTTTATTACAAGAGTTAAAGACGCAGGTGGCATGCTTAAATGGGTAAGACCGTTGTTTGCAGCATTAGGTGGACCTGTGGGATTAATCATTGGCTTAATCACGGCATTAGGTGCGGGTTTTGTTGTAGCCTACAAAAAGTCAGAAACCTTTAGAAACATCGTCAACAATCTCAAAGATAAATTTGTAGAATTATACGAAAAGGTCAAAGAGTTTTTAACTACAAACGAAAGCTTCTTAGGTTTTATAGATTCTATTAAAAACGGATTTTCTACGGCTAAAGATTTAATTATGCAAGCTTTTGGTGTGGCGATGGATTTTGTCCAAGAAAAAATAGGACAGGTGAAATCTTTTTGGGATACAAACGGAGCGCAAATTCTACAGGCATTCCAAAATGTTTTTTCCGGAATCTGGTCGGTTGTCCAACCTATTCTTAACGGAATTGTTGACTTGGTGAAGTGGGCGTTTCCGTATATCAAAACGATTATCGGGACAGCGCTAAATGTAGCTTTTTCTATTGTGAAAATGATATGGGGTAATATTAAGGGTGTCATAGATGGCGCACTAAATATAATTATGGGATTAGTTAAGACATTTTCTAGTCTCTTTACCGGTGATTGGTCTGGCATGTGGGAGGGAATAAAACAAGTCCTATCTGGCGCCGTACAGTTTATCTGGAATTTCATCCAGTTATCCTTCTTTGGGAAAATCATCAAAGGTGGATTAGTGTTCGTTAAAAGCTTTGCCGGTTCCCTATCTACCATGTGGACTAATATAAAAAATATCTTTTCAACTGTTATAAAATGGATTGTTGATTTTGTTAAAAATCGTTTTGCCGCAATGCAAAATACGATAAGTTCCATTACAACCGGAATCCGTAATGTGATTTCAACAATCTGGAATTTCATTTGGGGAAGTATACTGAAGCCAATTATAACGAACATTTACAATTTTGTTCGAAATAGCTTTAGGAATATACGCGATACTACATCAAATATTTTTGGGTCAATACGTGACACGGCACGGACAATTTGGAATAAAATTAAAGACAATATTATAAATCCTGTAAAAGACGGCGTAAATTGGGCGATTACGAAGTTTAACGATTTTAAATCCAGCGTCGGCACAACCTTTAAAAATATTTATGATGATGTGACTGGCTGGATTTCAGATATGGTCCAAAAAGTCAAAGACATGCCTGGCGAAATGAAGAAAAAAATCGTTGAAGGAGCAGGGAAGGTTAAAGAGGGTTTTAAAGCTATTGGCAGGAAAATGGTTGACGGAATTGCCTTAGCTGTAAATGGTGTTGGTTCAGCAGTAAACTGGGTTGCTGGAAAATTAGGAATGGATGATATTGTCGGTAAATGGGTTCCGGCTGACAGCCTTAATTGGTATGCAAAAGGTACTGGCTCGCACCCCGGTGGACATGCAGTTTTAGGAGATGGAAAAGGCAGCAATGCCGGAAGAGAGTTGACCATATTACCAAACGGTCAATCATTCTTAAGTGCTGATAAACCGACCTTATACCCTAATTTACCAAAAGGAACTGCCGTTATTCCGGCAAATAAAACCAAGGAATTAATGGACGTACCGAAATATGCACTTGGTGATGCGTTCGGTAAAGCTGTAGATGTAGTGGGCGACGGGGTAAGTTGGACAAGCGACAAAATTTCAGCAGGTTATAACTATGCAAAAGACACCACGATTGCAGCCGGAAAGAAAATCGGGGAATGGACTGGGAACGTATGGGATTATGTTAGTAACCCGGGCAAGTTAGTCGATATCGCCCTTGAAAAAGTTGGTGCGATAATGCCTGATGGCGTTGGAGTCATGATCGACCTTGCTAAAGGTGCTTTTAAAACCATCAAGGACAAAGCGATTGAGTGGGCAAAAGAGCAACTCAATATGGGTGGTCCCGAAGGCGTTAGTGGCGGCATGGGGTTAGTTGGTGCTGCAGGTAATTGGCGGTCGCAAATCCAACGTGCAGCAGCACAAATGGGTGAAACAGTGTCACCTACAGAAATAAACGGTATTTTAGCTCAAATTAACCGTGAATCTGGTGGTAATCAGCGTATCGTGCAATCATCTGCTGTATGGGATGTTAATACTGCTGCAGGGAATCCAGCACGTGGATTGCTTCAATATATACCGCAAACCTTTAACGCATACAAGGTTAGAGGACACGAGAATATTTATTCCGGTTATGATCAATTATTAGCCTTCTTTAACAACCGGACTTGGCGCCGTGATTTGCCATATGGTCGCCGTGGCTGGGGTCCAAGAGGCGGACGTAAATATAAACAGGGTACAAACTACGTACCAGAAGATGGGCCGGCGTATCTGCACAAAGGAGAAGCTGTCATCCCAGCGGAATATAACAAACCGTCCAAAGTCAATGACTGGATAGATGCGATTGAAAAGCGCTTATCGTGGATTGAATCGGGAGGTTGGGCTGAATCTATCATCAGTAATGACCCAGCCAAGCGATTAAGTCAGCGTGGCATATGGGAGCGAACTGGACGTGAACTTGGATTCATTGATAAATCAGATGACAAGACAGGAAAAGAGGTTATATCGTTGCTCATGCGTATTGCTGATGCAGTGGAAACCGGACGTGACTTGAATCTGGTGTTTCAAGATAGAGCCACTGCACGAATCCTAGAGCCATTAATTACAGAGCGTCAAAAACGGAAAAATAATCCGAAGAAAGGAGGGCGCCGATGACTAAATTATATTTCGATGGTGTAACCAAAGATTATGTAACTGTATTGTCAAAAGGGCGTCCTTACTGGGCGCCTTTTAATCGTGAAATACAAGTATTGCCCAATGGAAGAAAAAGACTTGTGAGAACTGAAAAAGAAGCGATGACAATTCCTGTAGAGATATTGATTGATGGAAATAGCAAAGAAGATTTGTTGGAAAAAGCAGAAGAAATCGGATTGTGGCTTGTTACTAAAGATGAGAAACGATTACAATTCAGCGATGAAATGAATCGAAGCTATATAGCCTTACTTGATGGTGGCGTAGATGTAGATGAAGTGGTTTCTTTTTCTCGATGCACTGTTGATTTTCTTGTATTAGATAAGGTGGGAGCAGAGAAAACAATCAACGTAACAACTTCTAACACTACGCACACTGTCACAGGTCAAGACAACTCACCGTGGACCATAGAGGCGGTTTTTAGCCGGAATACGACTATCTTTGAATTAGAGACGAACCAAGAACTTTATATTCTTCTTGGATATGAATTTATTGAAGGTGATCGTTTAACTATCAGATACGAGGGTAGAGAGGTCTGGATTAATGGTATAAATATAAATTATACAATCAGATTAGCATCTAACTATGATTTGTTAAGGCCGGGGAGTCTGCAAATTAAAGCAAGTCATGACTGCACTTTGAAATACAATGAAAGTTATTTTTAATATGTCGGATATGAAAGGAGGAAACTGATGGAATTATATATCTTTAGTCAATATGAACAACCATTAGCAGTCATATCTGAGGACACCGGACTGATCGAAACGCATTATCGTATTGAAGTAAATGGCTTACCAGATGAACCTTTCGCATTTACTATCGAATCTGAACATCCTTTTGCCGAACACATCAAAGAAGAAAACAGGGTAGTCTTCAAAGACCATGAAGGCGACTGGCGGCTGATGACCATTAAAGAAATTGATGATATTAATAGCTCTTCTGGACCAAACACAATAGCCACTTGTGAACCTACTTTTGCAGCAGAATTAAACGATCATATCATAGTTGAACGTCGATTTGTTAACCAAACAGCTGATGTTGCTTTAACAGCTGCAGTTAATGGTACTCGATGGGTAGCGAAAGTAGAAGTGGAACTCGGAAGAGCTACAACTAACTTTTATTATATATCCAGCACTGAATCTATTTGGAAGACTATTGATGTTTGGGGCGGAGAACTTAAAGATGTCGTTGAATTTGATGAACAAACAAACGAGATTAAAGGCTGTTATGTGAAAATTATTCAACGTTTAGGAACTGAACAAGGCCAAAGATTTGAAATTGACCATAATACTACTGAAATAGGTCGTACGGTGCTTAGTTATCCCAAAACCGCATTATATGGACGCGGGGCTAGCCTTGAAACAGAAGGCGGAAGCAATACTAGGTATATTGATTTTGGCGATGTGGAATGGCGTACAAGTCGAGGAGACCCTGTTAATAAGCCGTTAGGTCAAAAATGGGTAGGAGACCCGGAAGCACTAGATAAATACGGAATACTTGAAAATGGAGTAAAAAGGCATCGTGATGGAGAGTTTAGCAATCAAGACTATGAAGACCCAGAAGAGCTATTAAAAGCAACATGGGAGGCTTTGCAAGATGCCAAAAGACCAGAAGTTAATTACCGATTATCCGTTGAATTATTTGACGAAAAAGTCAGCCTAGGAGATACATGCAAGGCAATAGATAGAAAGTTTGCTAGACCAATAGAAATACAAGCGCGTGTCATTGCAATGGAATATGACCTAATGGATATCGAAGGCACAATGGTCGTAGAGATGGGGCAGTTTCTTAATTTAGGAGACGATTTTAACGACCTCAATAAGAAAATAGAGGATATAAAAAATAATCCTCCAAAGCAACAGATTACAGAAGGAAGCTACCCTGACCGTAAGCCTTCAACACCTGTTAATTTGGAAGCCTATGGCGGTATGGAAGTGATACAACTCTACTGGGATTATGCCGACGAAATGTTTATCAATCACTACGAAGTCTATGGCAGTCGAACAGAGGACTTTGTACCAGATACGCAACATTTACTATGGCGCGGCGATGTCAGTGCCTTTGCTCATACGGTCGGTACAGATGAAGTCTGGTATTACAGAGTAAGAGCAGTTAATTATCATGGGCGCCCGTCTGATTGGTCTGTACAAGTTCGAGCGGCTACCGACAGAGTATTAACCGAGGATATTATGTGGGGACCAGAGCTAGCTGAAAGAATGCGAGAATTACACCGCGTCAGTGACATCATTGGCGAAAATGGCGTTGACCTTGACCAAATCAGTAAGGAAGCAAAAGACCTTCTTGAACAGCAAGCACGTATCTATACGGATGAAGAAATTGAAGCAACTAGAAACGATATCCTTAGTGAATTGGACACACGCACCGATTATCTTGATGACCAAGTGATTGACTTGAATAATAGAGCTGATGGGTTGGTTAGCAGAGCCAATGATATTGACGATTTACTTTATGAGCATGGCGGTAAGTTTTCCAGTATCGAGACTGAAATAGATACCGTAAATAATCGCATATCTGCCAGTATTGAAGAAATTGAGCGCATTGATGATACGGTCACAAGTAACAGCTTAGAGTTAGAGGCTCATGCTAAATCAATCAGCGCCAAGTTAGATGAGCTGACTTATACGAGGGATAAGGAAGGTATCTTAGAATCCATCGAGCAAAACACTTTAGAAATTGAAGCCACCGCAAAAGGTTTAAATGCTAAAGCTGATGCTACTATCGTGGATGAAATTGAAGATACGGTGACAGGGCATACCACCGAGTTGGAATTGTTAGCCGCAGGATTAAGGAGCAAGGTTGAGGAATCGTTTGTTAGGGAAGCTATTGGAGACATTGAGATTGGGGGAAGGAATTTAATTATTGGTACGAATCCTTCCAGTATTTCAGAAGCTAGAGAAAGCTGGGTTGTTGGTAGTAGAACAGAATTGGTGGAAGGATATACCGATGGTGTCAATGGTTTGGTTAATTCCAGAAGTGAGCCGGCGAGTGGAAGACTATTCCTTACAAACCGTACTCTTAGAAATCACAAGTTAAAAAGTGGAGAAATTTACACTTTTTCTGGTTGGTTTTACATTGATTCTTCTATTAGTTTAGATAACGGTGCTAATCAAATTTTAATTAGAACATATCTTGAAACTGGCTCTTTCTCTGATTCGCATGTAAAAACAATCAATGTCAGCGAATATGATTACGATACTTGGTATCGTTTCGAAATAACAGATATAATCCCGGAAGGTTCTAATGGTTTATCAGAGCCGCGTTTCGGCCTTCTTAACAGAGGATATGTTGTGATGAGTGGATGGCAAGTTGAAAAAGGTAACAAAGCGTCTGATTACCAACAAGCTCCAGAAGACATCTTGTCAGTTCAAGAGAATCACCGTACACTAATCGACCAGAACAGCCGAGAAATTGCATTACAATCCGATTCAATAATTGATATGGACGGTTTAATCAAAGATGCTCATGCGGAAATCAGTGTAATGTCCGACGAAATCAGCGAACGTGTTACCAAAACTATATTTGAAAATGAGACTGGCTATTTAAGGCAGTCTATTAGTGATGTGCGACAGTTTGCGGAGGGTATTGAGACTACTGTTAGTAATATTCAGATTGGTGGAAGGAACTTATTTGCGTATACACAAGGCGTAATCAGTTACGAACCATATAACACAATTAATGAAGTTACAGAGACTAAAATATTGATCACTATTAATCGAGATTTAAGTATAAATAACTTAAACCTAACTATTCGATTAAACAGCTTCACAAATATTCAACAACCCAATACGCAATATACAGTTAGTGGCATTTGGTCGCATAATGGCGTTCCGATAAATAAAGATTTTTTCAGAAATAACACCTTTAACACCAATCCACACATGAAGCAAGAAAGTATAGATATAAATGAAGATACTGGGTATGTGGTAATTACTTTTCGGACAGGCGACAGTCCTTATAGTTATCTATTCCACACAGGCGTTTATGCGGATACTGGTGACACTTTAGAAATAACAAACATGCAAATAGAAAAAGGCAATAAAGCCACAGACTGGACACCTGCCCCAGAAGACACAGACCAACGAATGACAGATGCAGAATCACGCATTACTCAATTAGCAGATGAAATCGATTTAAAGGTAGATGTAGATGGTATTGTATCATCTATCAATTTATCTGATGAAGGCATAAGGATTAAAGGAAACTTAATACACTTAGATGGAACCACATTAATAAACGATGGGGTTATTCAGAATGCCCATATTGCCAACGGCACAATCGAAAGAGCTAAATTAGAAAGAGCCATTATCGGCACAGCCCAAGTTGAAAATGGAGCGATTACCAACGCAAAAATTGCCAGCCTTAACGCTGATAAGATTAATGCGGCTAGTTTATCTGCGATCTCAGCGAATATGGGGACGGTAACGGCGGGTAGATTGCTATCCAATAATAACAACATGGACCTTAACTTAAATACTGGTAATCTGACGATGCGGAATGCTGATTTTACTTTAGGTGGCGGAGCTAGTATCCGTTTTACTGACCGGTATAATTCTCTAACTTTTAACCGTGAAAACATTACTGCAGGCGTTGGTTTTGACATGGGTACTTCAGGTAATCCGATTGTATTTATGGGCAGTGCCTACCCAAGATTAACCACAAACGATTACAGCTATAGCGGATTAATCATATCATCCCAGCATTCGCAAACGAATCATGGCGGTTGGTCATCTATCGTGAGCCGTAACTTTATGTTTAGGGATAGAACAGACTACAGCAAAGCAATTCGGATTGACTTAAACAGCGCAAGACCACGAATCGTACCATCGTATACCGGGTCTTATAATTACGATTTAGGAAGTGCCAATAACAAATTCGATACGTTGCATGTCAGTCGTATACAAGGTGCTACCGTTTATGTTTCAAACCCTGTCGGTCAAGGCGGATGGGCTATGGAAACACAGCCTGAAAGCGGAAGTATTTCCATGACATTCCGGGGCATTAACTCTGGCCTGAATAATTTTGTTTATAATCTGGGGTCAACCGCTAATCCATTTAACTTTGCGCGTATTAATCACCTTAGACCTCAAAGTAATAGCGTGAGCAGTAGTATTGGTGATTCCAGTAATCGTTACAACTATGTGTATACTAATTCCTTGTTTGAAGGGTCGGACGTACGAATTAAGGATAATGTCACTGATGCGAAATTAGGGTTGGCTTTTATTAATGATTTACGATTAGTAGATTATCGTTTGATAGAAACTGAACAATATAAAAATGGCGTCATTGCACAGGAATTAGAACAGGCGCTTATTAATCACGGTGTGGATATAAATAGGCAGAGCATGGTATCTGCTGATGATGAGATTATGAGCGTGGCTTATAACCAATTAATCGCACCGACCATCAAAGCAGTCCAGGAATTAGATAGGAAATTAGAAGAAGAAATCAACTGGCAGAGGATAGAGTATCAAGCGTTGAAAAATAAAGTAACCAAATTAGAAGATAGAATAAAACAATTAGAGGAGAGTGCAGCATGACAATTAAACTACAAAACAAGGATTTAAGAAACGTAGCTGATTTTCTGAAAAACACATTATCCGTAAAAGGTAAGAAAAACGTTCACCGTATGCGGGTAGTTAAGGCGATTGCAGATAAGGACAAGGAGGTGAGAGAGGAAGAAGTTACACTCCTCAAAGATTATGCCAAGTTGGATGATGAGGAGGAGATTATCTTCCTTGATAATGGCCAGCCAATAATCAAAGAAAAGAAAGAATTTAATGAAGCTCATAAGGATTTATTTGAAGAGGAATTTGTGCTGGATGATAAAAACCTTGAATCATCATTGAAAACCGTTGAAAAGTTAGTCAATGACTTTGATAAAGAGCTATCCGGTCAACAGGCGGAAGCTCATTTTATTTTAGCGGAAGCATTTGAAAACGCTGAGGAAGAAGAAACTAAAGAGGAGGAGAATGATAATGATGAGTAATTACGAATTTAGAGAAACAGGCTCACGCAACATTGAACGGGACGGCGAGCAGGTTAGATTAGTCAGTTTTCGAGGTAATTCACCGATTGAAGGCGATGACAGGGAACGACTCAATATTGATGGAGCGATTGTTGTGCAGATAACGGAATATTTCCAAGCTGGTATAGATGGAGAGATTCCAGAATTGATTAAAAATAAGGTTGTCGAGCGATTGACAGCACGTGAAACAGAAAACGCTGAATAAGCGTTATTTTTTATGGGGTTAGCGTATCGCTGGCCTCTTTTTAATGTTTAGTTGTTAGGGGGTCAACCATGCCGAATAAAGAGGAGATGGGAGACATGGATGCTTGGAAAGATAGAATACAACAAGATGTGAGTGATTTAAAAAGTAACTATCATCTTATAAAAAAAGATGTGGAAGGTTTACAGCGCAACGATATACGGCAGGACAGCCAGATAGAAAACATGCAAAAAACGCTGTCTGCTATCCAAGAAGATACAAATTGGATAAGAAGAAAGATTACTGGCGCTATTATTACAGCAGTTATCACAGCGGTAGTTGGTGGAGTTGTCGGTATAGCTGTATCACAAATATGGGGAGGCTGATTTAAATGAAAGAGAAACTACAGAAAATCAATAACAAATGGGTGCGGTTAGTTGTGTTTGTAATTGTGGCTGTCAATTCCGGATTTATGATGGCAGGTTATGAGTTGCTTCCATTTGATAATGACCAGATTGTAACTGGATTATCTATTTTTGCAATGATTTTAAGTGAAATCTGGAATCACTGGAAGAACAACAGCTATACAGGAGAAGCACAGGAAGCAGACCGTATTTTAAAGGCATCAAAAGATGATAAAGCAAGATGGAAATAAAGAGTAGCTGCGGCTGCTCTTTATTCTATATAAAAAAATTTTAGGAGGAGTTTTATTATGGCAAAAATTTATTTAGATCCAGGACACGGCGGAACAGACCCAGGTGCAGCTGCAAACGGATTGCAGGAAAAAGTTCTTACTTTAAAAATCGCCCTAAAGACACGAGATATTTTAAATCGTGATTATGAAGGGCATAGTATTCGTATGAGCCGCACAACAGATAAAACAGTATCACTGACTGCACGCACGAATGATGCAAACAGCTGGGGTGCTGATTATTTTGTATCTATTCATATTAATGCTGGAGGTGGCACGGGCTATGAAGATTATATTTATAATGGAAGTGTATCTAATAACACAATAACCTATCGTGATAAACTGCATGCAGAAGTTATGAAGCAAGTTGACTTTAGAAACCGTGGCAAAAAACGTGCTAATTTCCATGTGTTACGTCAGTCGAGTATGCCAGCAGTTTTAACAGAGAATGGCTTTATTGATACCACAGCAGATGCGAATAAACTAAAGTCTGATGCTTACCTTGACCGCATCGCATTAGGGCATGCTAATGGCATTGCACAGGCTTTAGGTTTAAAACGTAAATCAGGTGGCGGTGACGGCAAGCAAGGATATGTTGAGGTTATCACACCGTCCTTATGGACTTACAACACTGCCAATTGGGATGATCGTGCTGTTATTGTTAATCAAGGAGAAGTTTTTACAGTGGCTAGAGATAAATTTAAAGTTGGTAATGGATATATGTATCAGCTTAAGAGTGGTTTGTATATCACTGCTAGTACGCAGTATGTAAGGTATTACACTAAGTAA